TCGTTTGTCAGCTCCGCCATCCGGGCGGCGGAGTTGGGTTACGGCTGGCCAGCTGCTCCTTGCAGCCCTTTCGCGGAATGCCGGGCGCGCTCTTTATCGGCAGGATGCTATCCTCATCCTAAAAGTGGAGGTTAAAAATGGCGACGACTGAGCAGGCGAAAAGCAACGGGCCCGCACCGGGCAAGGTGATCGACGAAGAGGGCAAGGAGGTCCTCGACCCGCGGCGGGCGGTAGCCGACCAGACGCTGGCTGTGGATCTCGCTCGGGTCGAGCTGGACCAGCAGATCGCGACCGCGCATCGGTTCCCGCGCTCGATCGACGTGGTGGTCAAGAAGGTCCGCACGCTGGCAACCTACAATCGCGAGGCGGCGGAAAATTGCATCTATGCCCTGCCGCGCGCCGGTAAGCCCATCATCGGGCCGAGCATAGGTTTTGCGTCGATCGTTGCGCAGAGCTGGGGAAATTGCCGGGTGGCGGCGGCGATCACCTATGTGGACCGGCGTGAAAAGTCGGTTATTGCTCACGGCCGCTTCTTTGACCTGGAGACCAATGCCGAGGTGATCACGCCGGTGACGCGGCGGATCGTCGACGGCAGGGGGCGGCTGTATTCCGATGATATGATCAACGTGACCGGCATGGCCGCGGCTTCGATCGCCGCGCGCAACGCGATCCTACGCGGGGTCACGCGCGGGATCTGGCATCCGATCTACCTGGAGGCGCTGGAGGTCGTGCGCGGTGACGTCAAGACCTTCGCCGAGCGCAAGGCTGACGCGGTCAAGGCGATGGGGCAATTCGGGGTGAGCCTGGAGCAGCTGCTCAAATACTTGGGTCTCAAAGGCGAGGTCGAGTTGACGCTGGAGCATATTCCGACCTTGCGCGGGTGCTATGCCGCGCTCCGGGACGGCTCGATTTCGGTCGAGGAGCTACTCGACCCGCGGCGGCTGCCTGGGAGCGGGTTTGAGCAGGTGGACAATCCGCTCGGCGATGAGGATTCCGGGCCGGCGGCGCCTGCGGCGGCGGCCGTGCCTGCCGCCGAGGTCGATCCGACCGCCGGGATGGGCGAGCCAGCCGCCCAGGCGGCCGCAGGTGGTGTGGGGGTAGCTGCCCCTGCCCCGGCCGAGAAAAACGCGCCAGCGGGCTTCGTCGCGGCTCCTGCGGCCAAGCCTACGAACGCCGAGGAGTTCCTGGACTACTGGGAGGCGTTCCTGCTGGGGGCGCCGACCGTGACCACGATAAAAAATCGCTGGGGCTCGGATCGCTCGCTGCGGGGGGCATGTAAGCTCTCCGAATTGGAGCTTGCGCAGTGCGCCTCGATGCGGGCGGCGCGCGAGGCCGAGCTTGCCGCGAAATAGGTGATGCAACCGATGGAGAACTGCCGACATGTCATACTGCAGTCCGAAGGAGTGCCGTACGGCCGCTGAAGTCATGGAGCTGGCGCGGCGGCAGGCGGCCTGGCGCCGTCGAATGTTTTCGGTGCCGCCGGTCCAGGAGGCGGTCCCGGAACCGGAGCCGCCCCGGCCGCCGCCGCCGCCCGTGGAACTGGAGCCAGCGCCTATCCCGCCGGTGCTGCCGCAGCGGCGCGGGCCCGTGGTGCTCCGGCTGGTGGCGGAGGCTTACTGCATCACCGTGCCCGCGCTTGAGGGATCGCGTCGAACGCTAGCCGTGGTGTGGCCGCGGCAGGTGGCGTATTGGTTGCTCACTGAGGTCTGTCGATATTCCTGCCCGAAGGCGGGCCAGGTCATGGGCGGCCGGGATCACACCACCGTGCTGCACGGCAAGAACAAGGTGGCGAGGGAGATCGCGCGCGGGACCGCGCGCGGGCTGGCCGCCGTGCGGCTGCACGATGCGTTGCTTGACAGGCTGCGCGGCGGCACCTGAGTTATGATTGTTCGCTGCATCGACATCGAGACCTGCGGGCTTGGCCCGGAGGACGGCGTGTGCGAGGTCGGCTGGTGCGACGTGCTGGCGAACCCCAGCGGCGGCTTCACGGTCGGCCTTCCGCACGGGCGTTTCGTCGATCCTGGCCGCCCGATCCCGCCTGCCGCCTCGGCGATCCATCACATCGTCGACGCCGACGTTGTCGGCTCTCCGGCGCTCGCCGAGGTGCTGGCCGAGGCCGTGCACGGCGCGCCGGTCCTGGCGGCGCACGTCGCCAAGTTCGAGCGGCAATTCGTCGCCGTGCAGGTGCCGTGGGTGTGCACCTGGAAGGTCGCGGTGCGGCTGGCGCCGAACGCGCCGGAGTACAAGCTGCAGACGCTGCGCTATTGGTGCAAGCTCGCGGTCGACCGGGGCCTCGCCTCACCGCCGCACCGCGCCGGGCCGGACGCCTATGTGTGCGCGCTGCTGCTCGCGCGCATGCTCGGCAAGATGCCGATCGCCGAGATGGTCAAGGTCTCAGCCGCGCCGGTGCTGCTGCCGCGGTTCGGGTTCGGCAAGCACGCGGGCGTGGCGCTGGCCGAGGTGCCGGTGGACTATCTGGACTGGATCGTCAACAAGTCCGGGATGACGGACGAGGACGTGCTGCATACCGCGCGGCACTATCAACGCATGGTTGGCTAAACAAAGGAGAGAGAACGATGATTACGATTGTGGAGATCCCGCTGAACAAGCTGCGGCCGCGCGCCAAGGCGGGCGGCGATGAGCAGGCGGACAAGAATGCGGCCAACGAGCTGAAGCGTTCGATCGAGGCGCGCGGCTTGGTCGTGCCGCTGGTGGTGCACAAGAACGGCAAGGATCGCTGGGACGTGGTGAAGGGTAACCGTCGGCTGTGGGCGCTGACCGAGCTTGCCGCGCGCGACAATATCAAGCCCGCAACGATGCTCGTGCCGTGCATCGTGGCGGAGGCGGACGCGCTCGAGGCGCCGCCGCCGGAGAAGGCCGAAGCTCCGGCCCCGAAGAAGAAGGTCGGCTTTCCCAGGGGCAAGATGCCGCTCTTGGACTGGTATGAGGCAGGGCTGCACCACATCGCGGAGGGTGAGCACAGATGCCAAGCTGCGACCCTCGCGAAGCAGGTCCTCAAGGGGCATGTCTTTGACGCCCGGTGGAGGGGTGGTCCAACGGTGTAAGTGGCGTGTGCGTGGGCGCCCGTCGGAGGTCTCGCGTGGCGGGCGCCCGTGGAGGCTTTTTCAACCCCAGGCCCTCCCGCGGGGAGGAGAGAAGGAGATGGAGATGGCGGAGGTCAAGCAGACGCAGGGCTTTCTGCGGCGCAAGGCGGCGGTCGAGACCGTCGAGGTGGACGTCATGGCGCTGCAGGAGAGCAACGTCGTCAAGAACTTTTTTATGGAGGTGGCCCGGGCGAGCGACAAGCTGACTGCCCAGGACCAGGAGCTGGCGAGCTTGCGGCAGGAATGCGCGGGGCTGAAGGCGGAGTTGCAGCTCGCGCAGCGCGACGCGCAGTACAAGGTTTCGGCGCTTGACCGGGTGGTGTCGGACCTGACCCGCCAGCGTCAGGACATGCAGCACCAGCGCGATGCGGCCCTCACTGCCTTCATGGAGCTGCGGTCGCATATCGGCGTGATCCAGGCGCAGTGCGCGGCGGTGGTGGAGGCCGGGGCGGGCGCGCATCAGGCCGCGGTCGAGCGGGTGCGGCAGCTTGGCATGGATGAGCGCAGGGGCGTCGAGGTGCCGCACGAGACGCTGGCGAACCTCGAGGCCGAGCTGATCGGCAAGAAGTATGGGAACAGCAACGCGGTCGCGGTGGAGCAGGTGGAATGAGCGGGGCAAAAAAAGCCCGGCACGCGGGAGTGGTGAGCGCGGCCGGGCCAAGTTGAGGAGAGAGGGGGAGGGTTGGGGCGCGCGAAGGAGAGCACGCGCCTTGACCCCCTCGACCCGCCGGGAGGTCTGCGGCGGGGAGACGACTATTCTTCGAAGTTTCTGGCGAGCGGGAGCGGCTCCTCGGCCTGGGTCTGGCGCGGGCCGCACTGCTCGATCAGCTTGTGCATGATCATGTTGGTCGCGTTCTGCCGGTTGTAGATCGAGTAGGTCACCGCCCCGGTCGTGAACAGCTGCATGAAGATCAGCGCGAGCAGCGCAGGCGTCGACGCCAGCGCGCCGATGCCCGCGCGCGCGGTCTGGCCGGTCTCCTCGACGACGCCGGGGTTCATGGTGGGTGGGGTGGCCCCTTATCTAGTTGACGCCGGTCGCCGGCTTGGAAGTGGACAGCCGCGGCCGTCGGAGGTTATCCGACCGACGCCGGCGTCAAGCTCAGAAGAACGCCCGCAGGTCGGCGACCAGCTGCGCCCAGCTCACGTCGGAGGGGGTGAGCGCGCCGGAGCGCATGACCCAGTCCTGGGAGGCCATCGCGTAGGCCTCCTCCAGGTAGGCGTTCGCCCAGGCGTAGGTGCACTCCATGACGCCTCCCCAGGTGATGAGCTTGAAGCGCTGGGTGCGGTCGTTCCAGCCGATCAGGATGACGTCGTGGCCGCCCCAGCTGCCGGGCTCGCCGTCGCCGCTGAGGGTGACGAGGTCCCAGACCTCCTGGCCGCGGCAGGTGCGCGGCAGCGCGGCGCCGACGTTGCAGGCGCCGAAGATCCAGATCGCGTTCTTGATGTCGCTCTGGCTCTGCGGGTTGCAGGTGGCGTAGCCGGAGATGGTGTGGCCGTTGAAGGCGTGGGTCATCCAGTAGGTCATGACCTGGGTCATCACGCCGCCCTTGTCGGTTGCCGGGTCGCCCGGCTTGTAGCCGCAGGCTCCCTCGTAGAGCGCGAGGACCTCGTCGTCCGTCGGGGTGATCATGGCGGGCGCGGTCCAGGCGGTGGCGAGCTGCTCGAAGTGGCCGAGCGCGGCGCAGGTGCAGTTATGTGTCAAAATTCCATTTGCAATGTACCAGTGCGGAACGGTAGAGAGGTCATAAACATAACCGGAGTAGTTTTGATGGTCGATCTGCACAATGCGATCCGGCGTTACCATGCCGGGGAAACGATCCAAAAGCTCGCGCGGGAGTTGGCCATCGGCAGGCGGGCTCTTACTTCGATGTTTCGTCGGGCTGGCGTAAAGATGCGGACGATGTCCGAGGCGTGTCAGCTTCGTTCCGACCGATTTACTCCCGAGCAAAAGCGCGCATATGCCGCTGCGGCCCAAGCCGCCCGGCGGGGCAAGCCCAACGGAATGATCATGGGAGAGCGCCGAGCGCGCACGATAGAACGTCTTGGGAAAGCTAACAAAGACGAGGCATTGCTCGCATTCTGGCTCGCCAAACGCCGACATGTTGCGATCCCGCAAAAGGCGGTTGGCATCTACAATGTTGATCTCGGATTTGAAGAAGCGCGCGTCGCCGTCGAAATCAACGGGGTCGCTCATCTGCCGTTTTATGCTCCCCGGCAGGGCGACCCGCTCATGCGCGTCGAATATCTGCTTGATGCTGGCTGGAGCATCCTTGAAATTGTCGTCTATCCCATTCGCTACAGCCTGCGGGAAATCGCTGCAGAGCACGTCATCTCCTTCTTGCAGGAGATGTGCAGGAACAAACCCGCGCGTGGTGAGCATCGCGTGATTACGGGTCGCGGTGAGCCGCTTCCCTGCACGAGTTACAACGCTGATAACTGGCCCATCATAAACAATGCGGTACGCTTTGGTGAGTCCCGGCGCGGCCGTAAGCGTGTCGCCAATCAAGCAATTTCCTAGATGATTGTTGAGCATCATCCCCAGGCCGGCCGGCAGCTTGCGCGACCAGTCGACGCGCCAGTACGGCGGCGTGCCGAGGACGTTGGCGGTGGCGAGCACGTCGTTGAGCGCGCGCACGCGCGGGTCGCGCTGCGTCGGCAGGCGGCCGAGCTTGACCTGTTCCGCGTCGAAGTGGGGCATGGCGTTTTATCGACCCTCGATGACGAGCAGCAGTTCGGCCCGGCCGTGGCGGCGCGCCGAGGCCAGCGTGAGTTCCAGCAGCTTGAAGTCGGTATGCCGCAGGACGCGGTGGATCTTGAGGGCGGCGTAGGCCTGCTCGGCTTCCGCCAGCGTGAGGTCCAGGATCTGGGCCGGGTCCTGCTCGTCGAGGTCCCGGCTCACGGGTGCAGCGCTTTGGTGATCGGGCCGCGCTCGCTCGACGAGATGCCGCTGAGGAAGGTGAGCACCGCGGTGCCGACGGTGCCGATGATGTTGGCCCAGCTGGTGACCGCGTGCACGGCGCTGTCGGGCAGCGCGCCGGTCCACAGCGCGCCGTTGCTGAGCACGAGCGCGATCGTGGTGACGAGCCCGATGGCGAAGGCAATCTTGGGGTCGACCTGCATGCCGCTCTCCTGTAAATTGTCGTGGTTCCGGGCTGGTGGCCCTGGCCCGGGGCTTTGGCGGCCCGCCCGGCGCTTAACGTCGCCCCTCGCGCCGGGCGGGGTGACTCAGACGACCGGGCGGCGGAACGCCTCGACGTCGATCAGCGGGTTGATGATCAGCAGCAGGTCGGCGGCGGTGACGCGGTTTTTCACCACCAGGATCGGCCACGGGACGACGCCTGCGACCTCGAGCGCGCGGGTGATCAGCTCGGCGCAGTACCACTCGTCCGGCGTGCGCCAGTCGCGGTTGGCGTAGTCGAAGCTCAGGAACACGCTTGGCCGCAGCGCGGCGCGGTCGAAGTGCTTGCCGACCTGCTGGTAGAGGAACTGCTCGAACGCCGCGACCTTTTCGGCCGCGACATTCCCGATGGTGGCGTTGCGGCGGATGGCGAAGGCCTGGTAGTCGGGCGGCCGCACCGCGACGCCCTTGGGGTTGCCGTCGAGCACCGGCGCGTCGGGGCTGTCGGAGGCGCCGAACAGGTTGCCGTCCGGCATCACCCAGTCGACGTGCGAGAATGGGCTGTGCGTGAGCCTGCAGATCCACTCGGACCAGTAGATCGCGAAGCGGCGGGTGGGCGGCGCCGAGCGTGAGAACTGGATGGTGATGGCGCTCAATGGTGCTCCCGCCACCACAGCCAGGTCCAGGCCCGCCCTATGGTGCGGTTGAACAGCCGCCAGAAATGATCTCGTAGAGCATCAAGGCGATGCCGAGCGCGGCGAGGATCAGGGCTGGCGTCGGCGGCCATCGCTCGCCCATCGGCTCAGTAGAAGTGGATCGGCACATCTTTGCCGTTCAGCGTGGCGGCCTGCTTGGCCGGCTGACCCGCCTGCGGGCAGGCCTGGCTGATGAAGGTGATCGCCTGTGCGATCGCCTGCGCGGTCATGCCGACCACGGTGGTCGAGTTGGCGACGGCGAGCAGCACGGCGAGCACGGAGCTGGCCGTGGGCACGAGGTTGCAGGCCTGCTTGATGGCGGCCTGGACCTGGTTGATGACCGCAGCAACCTCGGTCTCGACCTGGTTCTCCTGCGAGGGCGTGCAGGAGGCGACGGCAGCGGTGAGGAAGACGGCCGCGCCCGCGGGGTAGAGGAAAACGTCGCGGCGTCCGATCATGTGGGTGCTCCGGGGGTTGCGTTGATCTTCTGCAGGGCGGCCTCGATCTCGCCAGCGAGCTGATTGATCTCCTGGACGTGCGGCTGCACCTCCGTCAGCAGCTGCTGGAACAGCGAGACGATGGTCGGGTGCTGGGCGATGATGCCGAGGAGGGGCAGGTATTTGAGGTAGCCCATTCGGGTTTCTCCTTCTCATGGCAGCGGGACCTGGACGTCGTGGCTGGAGGTATATTCTCCATCGGGTGAATAAGTTACACCCATATTACGGTATCCCCGGGCCCGGATCTCCTGGGCGACGGCGCGGCACCAGTCGTAGTCGTCCTGGCCGCCGCGCGGGTAGGGGTGCTCGCGGAAGCCGACGAAGCGCACCGCGAGCAGTGGCTGGCCGACCGCCTGGCGCAGGTGCTCCATGTCGTCGGAGCCGTGCGGGCCGCGCTCGACGATGCACAGGTCGACGCTCGGGTGCGAGACGTACTTGCGCGGGTCCGCGACGTTGAGCGGGTTTTTCGCCGCGGTGTTAAGGTGCGCCGCCCAGGCGAGGTCGTGCGCCTGGAGCACGGCGTCGAGCGAGAGGCCCGCGAAGTCGGGGTTGTCGAGTTCGAGCCGCAGCGCGTGCGCGGCGCGCGCGAGCTGGTCGCGCACGTTGGCGAGGAAGCCCTGGCCCGCGGGGTCCGGACACCATTCGCCGTACTCGCCGGTGATGTCGCCGTCGGGCGGCAGGTAGGGCCGGTAGCGGCCGCGGGCGTTGGCGGTGGCGTGGCTGCGGTAGCGGCCGGTCTCGTCGGTGAAGGTGCCGTAGCGGAAGGCGGGCGGGTGCAGCGGGTCGGGCGGCTCGTAGTCGTAGGAGATCTCGACCAGGTCGCCTGCGGCGAGCGCCGCGGTGATGGCGTCGTCGTCGGCGCCGATCAGGTAGCGCAGCGGGTCGCTGACGAGCGCGGGCGGGCTCATGCCACGGCCACGCCGAGCGCGCCCTGCACCTGCTTGAGCATGCTGTCGGCCGCGGTCCTGAGTTCGGCCTCGTAGCGGTCGATCGGGCCCCACTGCTGGCGGATGGTGCGCAGGCCGAGCGCGGCCGCCTCGCAGGCGAAGGCGGGCTTGGCCTTGGCCAGCTGCTGGAAGGCGTAGCCCGGCCCGCTGCCGTAGCTCGGCGACATCGGGCGGCTCACCCCCTCGCGGAACACGTCGGCGTAGCCGTCGACGCTGGCGAGTTCGTAGCTCGCCATGGTCTGCGCGATCAGCGGGGTGGCGACGTTGGAGTTCCAGGCCTGCTGGAACAGGCCAGCCTCGGCGGTGTCGCTGGTGACGTTGTCGGCGCTGAGGTCGCGGCCCTCGGTGAATACGCCGCTGCTCTCGCGCATGCCGAGGCCGAGCAGCAGCGCGAACAGGTGGCGCAGCGTGTCGGGCCCGGCGGCGGCGTTGGCCATGCCGCGGCTGTTGAAGACGCCAGCGTACCAGGAGAGCGCGTCGGTGGCCGCGTCGTGGGTGTTGGCGCCGGCCATCAGCTGGGCGGCGGGGTCACCGGCGGCGAGGTTGTGCAGGCAGCGGGCGAAGGTGAGCGCGACGCCCTTGGTGTAGCCGAGCGGGGCCTGGCCGCGGCCGGACCAGGCGTACTGCGCGACCTCGCTCTGGCCCGCGATGCGCGCGACGACGACCGGGTTGAACGGCGGCGGGGCAGGCGTCGGTGGCGGCGCGGGCGTCGGGGTGGGCGGCGGCGGGGTCGGCTCCGGCGCCGGGGCGGCCCGGATGGTGGGCCACGCCGCTGGCAGCTGGGCGAGGTTGGTCGCATAGTTGACGTCGCAGCCGCCTGCGATCTCGATGCCCGGCACCTGGTGCGGCTCCGGGCCGTTGCCGTCGCCGGTGAACTGCCACAGGAAGCAGGACGGCCAGATGTCGCGCGGCCACTGCGGGTTGCTGTTGTAGGCGGCGAGCCAGAGCGGGCAGTGCTTGAAGACGTCGGCGTTCATGTTGCCGCGCCGGTCGAGGAGGAAGGACTGGTAGCTGTAGTAGACCGGCCACGCCCCGGTGCGCTGGTGGAAGGCCTGCAGCCAGGCGGCGGCGGCGGTCATCGGCACGTCCGGGTCCTCGTGGTCGAGCGCGAGCAGGAGGCCCGCGGCGGCGCCGACGTTGTCGAGGAAGTAGGCGACCTGGGTGGCCGGGTCGCCGGGCCGCAGGAAGTGGTAGCCGCCGTACAGCAGGCCCTGGGCCGCGGCCGGGCCGCGGCGCCAGCCGAAGCTCGCGTCGATGTAGCCGAGGCCCTCGGTGACCTTGTTGATCACCCCGACGACGCCCAGCGCCTTGGCGCCCGCGAAGCCGTCGGTCACGTTGTCCCAGTGCGAGAGGTCGATGGCGTCGGCGCGCATTGCGGGGGGTCAGCTCCCTACCATTGGCACGAACAGGCAGACACCGGCGGACACGCTGTTGCTGGCGTCGAAGCAGGCGTGACACTCGGCGTCGGGCGAGGGGGTGGGCGGGTTGCGGAACAGGTGGCCGTCGATCTGCCAGCCTGCGGGCACGCGGCGGATGGAGGCGCACGGGACCGGGCGGCAATCCCGGTCCTGGCAGCAGTGCTGCGGGTACCAGGAATGCGCGAGCAGGATGTTGAGAAGAATGAGCAGCGTCAGGGGTGGACGCATCCAGACGTGCCGCTGCCTGCGCTCAAGCCGGTGATGGAGGCGGGGCCGTCAATGACCGCATTTTCCGAGCAGCTGAAGTAAACCCCGGCGGCGCTGACCACCGTCGGCGTCCCGATGCTGGTGTAAGAGCTTTGGGTGGCAGCGACGAAGGTGTTGGCGGCTCCGTTCAGGGTGAGGCCGGATATGCCGACCGAAGAGCCGTTCACGTTGTTCAGCCATGCCCCGCCGCCGCCAGAGCCGTTGGCGGCGAATATCACGTTGTTGATGTCCATGATGACGAGCTGGCGGGCATTGAGCATCGTGGCGTGGTGGGCGCCGGAATAGCCCATCTCGACGCCGCTGATGGTCGCCTGCGCGCCGTCCTGCACGTCCATGATGGTTTGCGATGCGCTGCGGATGATCGGGCAGTTCCCCGGAGTGCCGTTCTCGCCCAAGATGTTCATAATCCCGGCCATCGAGACGTGCTGGATCGAGAAGCTCTGGTCGATGAGGCCTTGCGGCTGGGGCGAGTCCGAGCAGTCGAGATTGATCTGCGAGGCGCCCAGCGCATTCGTACTCCAGCCCGCCTGTTGCAGGATGTTGATCGCATTCTGCACACTCAGACACGCGCCGCTGCCAGTCGCCAGGCAATCCGACACGGTCGGATCGTCAGAGCCAAAGGCCGAGTTCTGGAACAGGTTCGGGGTGTTCGTGAACCATGGCGTGGCATAGGCGGCGGGTGGCTGTGATACTCCAATGGCCGTCCAATTGGTTAAAGCTCCGGTGTTGTTTGAGATTAGCACCGGAGATGGGTTCATCTGCCAGTTCGTGCCGTCGCTGGTGAAGGTATAAATCTGTCCGGGAAATTGCCGGATGTTGATCGCTCCGCCGAATGCCCCTGCGGTGACCTTGATGGCCTTGCCGCGCGAGGTGTCGGCGTCTTGAATGGTGATGATGCAGCCCGCGGGGAACGTGCTGCCGCTCGGCCCGCCTAGCGTGATCGCATAGAACGTTGTTCCTCCGGCCGAAAAGAATTTGCCGCAGTCCGCCCCGTTGGTGCCGTTGACGGTGTAGAGCGCGGTGAGCGGGACGACCGGGGTGGCCGCCGAGGCGTTGAGTAGCTGCCAGCTCACGCCGCCGAAGACGATCTCGTAGATCTGGCCGACCTGGATTTCGCCGCCCGCGAGGACCTGCAGGCCGGTCGGCGTCTGCTTGGACACCAGCACGGTGCCGATGCCGTCGTTGAGGGTCATCGAGCCGGTGTTGGTGAAGCCCGCCTTGAAGCGCAGCGGGACGCCCTGCGGGCGCGGCGCCACCCAGTTCGCGATCGTGATGGTCTGCGCGTTGGCGGAGCCGCCCGAGGTGCCGGCCCAGGTGCGCTGGTCGTAGAATTGCGCCGACGCTGGCAGCAGCGCGAGCGCGAGCGCGAGCAGGGCGAACGCCGCGGTTCTCAGCGTCATGCGTCAACTCCCCAGTCGGTACCGTTGCCGTAGTAGTGGAACACCGCCGTCATGCGGTCGACGTTGAGCACAAACGAGCTGAGGCTCGCAATCACCTGGCCGCCGGGCGGGTTGACGGTGACCGGGGCGGTGGAGAAGTTGCCGGCCAGGTCCTGGATGGCGAACTCCTGGTTGCTCACGGCGGTCGGCAGCGTGACGGTGAAGGCGGCGATGCCGGAGGTGCGCTTGAGCCCGACCAGGTAGTCGGTGGCGGCCATCGTAAAGGGCGTGCTGGTGGTGACGATGCGGGCGTTGCGGATGGTCGGCCCGGCGGCGCCGAGCGCGGTCCAGTTGGCGCCGCCGCTGTCTGGGTTGTTGGTGTTGTTGTCGGCGCTGGAGAACCAGAACAGGCCGGGCGTGGTGGCGCTCTGCACCACGCTGCCGGAGGGGTAGCCGCCGATGCTAGTGGAAAACGTGTTGTCCCAGACGACGGGGCCGCCGGCCTCGTGCCAGCGCAGCCAGGCGGTCACCTGGTTGAGGATGCCGTTGAAGTCCTGGCCGAACGGCGGGGTGCCGCCCGCCGCCACGGCCGTGAACGTGAGCGGCGGGAAGCCGTCGGTCAGGCTCGCCGCGCCGTTGGTGATGCCGACCTGGCTCGGCGTCGGGATGGCGCGGATGAAGCCGCCTCCGGCGCTGTTGCCGAACGGGATCGGGAACTTGTTGGGGATGCTGCTCGCGAGCATGGGGTGTTACTGCGATTGCGAGTTTTTTCCTGAGACGTTGCGGCCGGGGTCGATCCAGGTGCGCGCCGGGCGGCGGTGGTGGTAGAGGTCGATGCGCTGGGCGGGCGGCAGCACGGTCGAGAGCGAGGTTGAGGCGCTCGGCGACGGCAGCAGCGGGATGATGACGATGGAGCTGGCCACCCCGGTCGGCTTCGGCAGCACGCCCTGCTGGCTAACGATGGCCAGCTCGACCGCGGACAGCGTGAAGTTGAAGTTGTAGCTCAGCGTCATGTTGCCGAGGTCGGTGACGAAGGCGTTGCCGCGGCCGGGAAACAGGGTCAGCAGGACCTTGTTGATCGACGGGATCGAGCTGTTGGTGATGTTGGCGAGCGCCTTGGCGAGGATCAGCAGGCGGAAGCTCGCGTCGGGCAGGCTCTGGTTCTGCGCGCCCGATCCCGCCCCGGCGAAGAACGGCGACTGGTTGAACGGGTCGCTGGTGACGGTGCCCGCCTCGACGAAGCCGAGAAACTTGCCCGCGACGCCGACGTTGATCGTGCGCACCACGCCGACGATGCGGCCCCAGACGTCGAGCCCGTAGCCCTGCGCGGTGTCGAGGTCCTGCTCGTTGGCGTAGAGCAGGTCGACCAGCGCGTTCAGCTCGGTGCTCTGGAAAAAGTCGGTGATGAGCGTGGTGAGCGTGGGGCTGTTGGCGTACTGGCTGATGATGGTCGCCCAGTAGTCGAACAGCGGGAGCGAGCCGAGCGGCTGGGTGCCGACGACGAACGCGGGCGGCGGCAGGTGCGGGACAGGCGGGCCGCTCACACGATGGCCACCACCACGTTGCTGGCGTTGAAGGTGGGCTCCTGGTTGATGTTGACGGTGACGAGGTTCTGGTTGGTGGCCGCCAGCGTCATCGCCTCGCTGGCGATGCTCTGCGGCACGTTGAGGTTGTAGGTGCCGGTGCCGCCGGTGCCGGTGCCTGCGCTGACGATCTGGATGCCCGCGGCGACGCCCGCGGCGATCACGAACTGCCCGCTGCCCACGGTGCCGGAGGAGACCGCGCTGACCGTGAGCACGGTGCCCGCGGTGCCGGGGGTGCCGCTGTCGATGCGGGCGGTGACGGTGGCGGCGGGGGTGTTGGCGGAGCCGACGCCGATGGTGAGGATGCGCGCCCAGGTGCCGAGCGCGGCGACCGGCGGGGTGAAGCGGCTGGCGTAGATCACCGAGCCGATCTGCGCGGGCGGCCCGCCGTCCTGGCCGGTGAAGGCGCTGGCGATGGCGGCCTGCACCTGGGCGACGGCGTTGGTCGGGACCTGCGGCGAGTTGGTGATGCTGACCCCGAACAGGATCGCCAGCGGGGCGGGGACCACGAAGGAGACGGTGTAGCTCGGATAGGGCGGCGAGTAGCCGCTCTGGGTGTCCTGCACGACGACCGAGGTCGAGCCAGCGCCGGTGTAGTAGTTGCAGCCGGGCGACTTCTTCGACCAGATCGCCTGCGCGACCGCCGCCGCGGTGCCGCCGGTGGCGGCGACGTAGAGCGAGTTCGCTGGCAGCGTGACGCCGCCGACGGTCTGCGGGGTCGAGGATACGTTCTCGGTGACGTAGGCGTCGAGCACGCCGGGCACCGCAAGCACCGCGCCGCGCACCGCGGGCACGATGCCGACCGCGTTGGTGGCGACCGAGGCTTGGCGGCGGCTCTCGAAGCTGTAGCGGCTCTCGACGTTGGTGCCGGTGACGCCCGCCAGCGGGTTTGTGACGGCGCTCCAGCCGCCGACCGCCTGGTAGATGGTGGTGAGCGTGCCCGGCGGGCAGGCGATCGGGCCGGTCACCTGGTTGGCGAAGGTGGTGCTCGCGCTGCCGGAGATGCCGATCTGCACCTGGGCGGTGCAGCTGTAGATGTTGCCCGCGGTGTCCTGCGCGAGCGCGCCGACCGGGATCACGGTGCCGGGCAGCCCGCTGACCGTGCAGGTCACCACGGTGGCGGCGCCGGGGATGCGGGTGATGAAGTAGATCCGGCCGAGCGCGTCCTGGTTGCGGCCGACCGCGTAGGCCGGGTCGAACTGCTGCGCGAGGAAGCCGAAGGTGTTGTAGGTGTTGCCGATGATCGCGGCCATGCTGGTGGCGAGCTGCGACTGCGGCGTGGACGGGTTGGTGAAGTTGAGCGTGGCGCTGAAGGCCGCGTTGAAGTCGGCCTGCACGCCCGCGAGGATGGCGCTCTCGGCGGGGGCGGTGAAGCCGGTGGCGCCGAAGGTGGGGGGCGGGACGGCGGTCACAGGAGTAGCCGCCCGCCGAATTGCAGCTCGAGCGCCGCCCCGCTCTGCAGCAGCAGGTGCCCCGCTGGGCGCACGGGGCCGGTCGGCGTCAGCGCGAAGGAGGCCGCGGTGACGACGCCCGCGGCGCCGGTCACCTGCACCTGGCCGCTGATCACGCGGTTGGAGAAGGCGGTCAGGAACACCTGCGCGGCGGTGACGCCGGGCACCGTCAGCGCGGCCCTGGCAAGCTGGGCCTTGAGCACGGCCGTGCTCGGCGGCTGGCCGAGGATCTGGCTGAAGTACGGCACGCCCTGGGTGGTGTCGTACCACCACTCGCCGAGGAACAGCTTGATCTGGCTGGCGGCGTCCTGCGCGAGCGCGTAGGGGTTCGTCGCCATGGCGATGTTGCCCTGCGCGTCGAGCAGCAGGTCCCAGGCCACCGTGTCGAGCAGCAGCGTGTTGCTCACGGCACGGTCACCGGCACCCCGTTAACCTCGAACTGGGTGCACACCACGTTGACGATCCCGGCAGTCCTCATCTGGATCTGGTTCCCGTTGTTGTCCTTGATGGTGGTCCCGATGGTGCCGGATGAGATTTCGTTGCCGGCGGCGTCCTTGACGTCGAAGCCCGTGCTCGAAAGGGTGATCTGGTTGCCGTGGTTGTCCTTGATGGTCGTCCCGCTGGCGGAGAGCGTGACGCTGTTGCCGTTCTTGTCTTGGATGGTGACGCCGCTGGCGGTGAAGGCCAGGTACTGCTGTGGGGCGCTGCCGAACAGGCCGCCGAGGTAGACGCTGTCGCTGAGGTGGTGGCGGCGGCGCGAGCCGGGGTTGGCGGCTTTGCCGTTGCTGGCGGCCACGGCGCTGATGTCGCGGTCGCAGACCAGCAGCAGACCGACGTCGCCGACCACCGGGTCGCCGACCACCGCGCCGCTGGCTCCCATCAGGCGCAGGAACGGGACGTTGTTGAGCGGGCCGTGCGGCACCGAGTTGCCGGAGCCGTCCATCTGGTTGACCAGCGGCTGCACGGTCACGGTGCCGGGGGCGGCGCCGGTACCGCCGCCGCTGACCGCGGTGACGGTGCCGAGCTGCACCGTGCGCGCGCGCAGCAGCATGGCCTCGATGCCGAAGCGGCGGGCGGCGTGGTCGGAGGAGAAGTCGTTCGGCCGGGCCTGGCCGTAGCCGACCGGCTGGGTGGGCGTGGGCGTAGGCATGTCAGCTGATGCTCGGCGACGGGGCGGTCACCGGGTTGACCGAGGTGAGGCCGAGCGTGGAATACCACTGCCCGCCGGGCACCAGGCTTTCCAGCTCGTGCGCCAGCTCGCGCACGAACCAGGTGCCGTTGGCGGCCTGGATGGTCGGGCTCTCGACCTGCACCGTGCCGCCCATCTTGATGTCGCGGTTGAAGACGGTCCGCACGATCATGCCGAAGTAGCCGTTGGTCACCGGGTAGCCCCACATCCCGGTGGCGGGCGAGATCAGCGGGACGATGCCGCCGCGCGCCTGCCCGCGCGGCCAGATCGCGAGCGTGTTGTTGTCGATGGTGTACTGGGTGTCGCTGGCATCGCAGACGTTCGCGAGCTGGTCGCCGAGCGAGCCGTCCATGTAGTGGTTGTTCAGCTTGGCGCTGACGCCGTTGTTCTCGAAGTTGAGGTCAGCCCGGTTGGCGATGTTCTGGCAGGCGGTGGCGACGTCGGTTGAGCCGCTGTAGCTCGAGGCGTTGGCGGGCGCCGAGCTGATGAAGCCGAGCGTGTGCGAGAGCACGGTGAAGGCGACCTGCGGGGCGGCGGTGGCGTCGAGGTAGGCGACCAGGATCTGGCCGGAGTACATCGCGGCTGGCGGGTTGTCGCTGTCGCCCGCCGACACGGTGACCGTGTTCTTGCCGATGGCGTTGATGTTGAACTGCAGGCCGAGCGTGCTGAGGTCGTTCATCTGGCTCAGCGACATGCCGTAGACCTGCAGCTGTGCCGCCATCTGCGCGGTGTCGGCGAGCTGGGCGGAGAAGCGCACGCGCAGCCCGGACAGCGTGAGCGTGCTCGTCCCGCTGCCGGTGAAGGTGCCCTGGCCCTTGGTGAACTGCAGGTTGATCAGCCGGTTGACAAAGGCCAAAACCTGACCCCCGCTGTCGCCAGGTCGCTGGTGGTGAGGTAGCCGAGCACAAAGCGGCTGCCGATGCCGGTGTAGAACGGGTCGCTCGGGTTGTTGCCGCCGTTGGTGTCGATCCAGATGAAGTCCCCGGCGAAGCCGAGGTAGAGGTCGCGCACGATCCGGTTAAGGTTCTGGCAGATCACGCCGCCGACGACCTGGGCGCCCGCGAGCTCGACGTCCATGAACAGCCCAAACATCTCCTGGTAGACGTTGAGGATGACGTTCTGGCCGCCGAGCGCGACGCCCGCGGTCTGGTTGGGCACCGGGTTGAGCGGCACGATCAGCATGTCACTGGAACGCCCCGACACTCGAGGCCGGGGTCGGCCCGGTGCCGACCGGCGGCAGCCCCGCGAGCATGTTCTGCTGCGCGGTCGGGACGGTCGCCGTCACGGTGCCGTCGCTCTGCGGGTCGGCGCCCTGCGGCTGGGCGGTGGAGGCGAACAGCGAGCTGGTCGAGATGTTGACCTGCTGGCAGAAGACGTCGACCTTGACCAGCCCGACGCCCTCGTCGGCGGCGCGGTGGTAGGCGTAGCGCGTGATGTTGACGGAGGGGAGCGTGACCTCCGGGGTGACCACGGTGAACAGGTCGGTGGTGCCCGCGATGGCGGCGATCGAGTTGAGGAACTCCTGGCGGTCGAGCACGGAACCGCCGGTCGAGAAGCGCACTCGCACCTCGAACGGGCGCAGCACCTTGTCGTAGCTCTCGAACGCGCCCTGCTCCAGCGGGTACTCGGCGATGATCCACTCCTGGCGGAAGTCGACCGCCACCACGTTGTCGGCGATCACCACCGGCAGGCCGGTCGCGTCGAAGATGCCCCACTGCGGGCCGAGGATGGAGAGCACGACGCTGACCGCGTCGGCGAGCAGCAGCGCCGGGGTCGGCGGCGCGGAGAAGCTGCTGAGGATCGGCACGCCGGGCAGGAAGGGGACGTTCGGCATGGTGGTGGTGTCAGGCCGGTCCGGTCTGGAAGCTCAGGGTAGCGAGCATGCGCTCGAGCTGCGGCTTGATGTCGGCGGCGACGCCGACCGCGTCGGTGGCCTGGCTGTTGACGGTGACCTGGCCGATGTGGATCTCGTTGCGGACCATCGAGGTGGTGCGGTTGTCGTTGAAGCCCGCGGCGGCGGTGGCGCCGAGCGGGGCGAGCGGCACCAGTTCGCTCTGCGGGAGGATGTGTTCGCCGCCCGGCAGGATGCTGCCCTCGCCCTTGTTGATCCGCTCCGGCTCATCCTCCGGGAACATGCCGGTGCCGGGCGGGCGGGCGCCTGGCGCAGCGGGCGCGCCTGGCACGGCGGGGGCGCCTGGCACGGATGGCCTGGCTCGCGCGGGCGCGGGTGCGCCGAGCGGACCGCGGAGCGCCCCGGCGGTGAGCGCGTCGAGCGCCTCGTCGCTCCAGCGGTTGGGATCTTGGAACCACTTCGTGAGACGGTCGACAAAGCCGCCGGGGACGATCACCTCCTCCTCCGGCCGCAGGCCGAGCGCCTGCTTGATGGCCGCGGCGGAACCTTCCTTTTTGAAGGTCTGGAATGCTTCGAGCAGGCGCAGGATGCTCCCGGCGGCATCCAGGATTGCCTTGCCGACGCCCTTGATCTCCTCGCCGATCTTGGACCAGTCGGCGGTGGTGAGCGTGGTGGCGAGGCGGCCGACCATGTCGCCGACGCGGCGGCCTGCGGTCTCCCAGTCGATGCCGCTGAGGAACTGGCCGACGGCGCTGAAGGCCTGCAGCAGCGCCGGGGTGACGGCGGTGAGCAGCCGGGTGCCGAGCCGCTCGCCGGTGAGCATCAGCATGCGCCAGGCGAGCTGGAGGTCCTGCGCGGCGCGGATGTCCTGCGATCGGGGCGCCGCCTCCTGGGCGGCCTTCATCAGCCGCGCCAGGCGCTCCGGGCCCTGGATCATCAGCTGCACGGTTTCCGGGTCGAAGCCCGCGCGCCGCCCGACGAAGAAGGCGCGGCCGGGGTCGGTCTGTGCCAGCTTGGAGAGCGCGGCCGACCACTGCAGCATCTGCGAGGTGACGCGGGCGAAGGGGTTGATCATCACCCCGGTCGCGCGGCTGACCTGGTTGGCGAGGGCGACGAACTCGGCGCCCGCGCCCTGGCCGGAGAAGGTGAACTCGTTGAGGGTGTCGCTGATGCCCTGGATCGAGGTCATCGCGCTCTGGCTCGAGCCGCCCGCCAGCTCGATGGCCCGGCCCCAGATCGCGACGTCGCGCGCGCTCTGGTTGAAGTTGAAGGCGAAGCGGCCGAGCGCCGCGTTCGCCGTGGTCATGTGCTCGGAGAAGGTGAGGATGCCGCGGCCGCCGAGCAGCACGGCCAGCAGCGCCAGCGCCTGGGTCTTGATCTTGCCGAAGAACTCGGCGGCCTGCTCGCCCGCCTTCTCGATCTTCTTGGCGGCGTCGACGATCTCGGCTTGCGCCTTGCGCGCCTGGACGACCGCCTGGCGCTGGCCCTGGGTGAACTTGGACGGGTCGAGGCCAAGCTCGACGACCAGGGCGTCGATGATGTTAGCCACGTTCCGTCGCCTTGCTCAGGACGTTGCGGTTGTGGGCGTCCACGACGGCGACCTCGATCATGCGGTACATGTCCTCCGCGCCGTAGACGGTCTGCAGCTCGTGCAGCGTGGCGAGACGGCTCGAGACGGCGGTCGCGAGCGCGCGCGGCACGTTGGCGTACTCGGCTAGGCCGCGTGCGGGGCTTGCACCGACGCCGAGGTCGAGGCGGCGCCAGCGGCGGAAAAACCCACGATCAGGTCGGCGGCCTTGAGCTTGAGCTGGATGCGGGTGGTCCACTCCTCAATGTCGCCGTCGGCGATCGGCTTGCGCATGAATTGCGGGGTGCGCTTGGGGTCGGGCACGATCTGGATGCAGTCGGCGAGCTTGTCGAGCAGCGGCTTGGCCTGCTCCGGCTTCATGCCCGCGAGCAGCCGCACGCCGTAGACCGCCAGCGCCTGCAGCCCGGAGCCGACCAGCGCGTCCGGCACCTCGGCGCCGGAGGCCATCAGCGCGAGCGCGAGGTGGGTGACCCACTCCTCGGCGTCGGCCGCGCTCATCTCGGTGACGACGAAGACCTTGCCCTTGTCCCTGTTGTCGTCGGTGATCTCGACGACCTCCTGCTTGCGCGCCATGCTCTCTCCTCCTTCATCACGGTAACAGCCTCAGCCGGGCGGCCTCCAGCACCTGGCCGTCGAGGTCGTCGGGCAGCAGCAGCTCCTGCAGCGCGTCCGGGAAGCCGGCCAGCCAGCGGCGGCAGTCGAACTGCCGACAGGCCCATGGCGCGCGGTCGTGGATGGTGCAGCCGCGCTCGCCCAGGTAGACGCACTCGCCGTTGAGCTTGTGGGCAAGCATCCACTGCACCGGGCCGTCGCCCTGGCGCGTCGGCACCGTGATGTAGCTGGCCTGGTCGTCGCCGTGCTGCGGGCTGAGGATGATGCGCTCGCGCACGCAGCAGGCGCGGCAGCCGTCGCATGGGACCTCGCGGCGCTCGGTCATGATCAGCCGAACTGCGGCGAGACCGACTGCCAGGTGATGCGGAAGCGCTGCGGCTGCAGCAGCTTCTTGATGTCGGGGATCGGCTTGTAGTTGGTCAGGAAGCCCTTGGTCATGGTGTAGGTCTTGCCGATGACCGTGAGCTTGATGGTGGCGTTGGCGGGGAAAACGTCCTGTGCCGCCTGCATGTAGTTCCACCAGTTGTCGAAGATGTAGATCGAGGGGCTGTCGGCCTGGAGCGCGAAGTTCTGCTGGATCGGCACGTACACGAAGCCGCCGCTGAGGATGCCGTCGACCCCCATCAGCACCTCGTTGCTCTCGATCGGGTCGCCCTCGAACACGTCGTCGGCCGCGAAGCCCTGGAGCTGCTGCGGCGAGGGGAACACCCCGGGGATGATAATGGAGATGGCGCTGGTGGCGCCGGTGATCGATGCCATCGTCGTGGCTCCTTACTGCAGCTCAACCGAGTTGAGGTTGATGGACTGCACCGACTGGCCGTCCATGTAATAGAACACGCACTGCTTGGGCCCGCGCGCCTGGCGCACGGCGGGCGAGGACGGCACCACCTGCAGGTACCAGCCGCGGTTCTGCAGCGCGGCGGCGGCGTTCACGCCGGTGGCGGCGTTGACCGCGGCGACCTGCGAGGCGGACAGCGTGACGCCGGGGCGGAAGGCGCCGAACGACGCGGCGGCGTTGATCGGGGTGGACAGCCCGGCCGCGATGGTGGCGTCGCCCGCCGGGTTGAAGGCGATCGACGGGGTGGCGGTGAGCAGGCTCATCAGCGAGGACTGGAAGAAGTTGTTCATCCAGATCTGGTTGACGTAGCTGTCGATCCACAGGAACGTGCCAGCGACGCTGCCGGGGTAGAGGAACGTGAAGTTGGCGTTCGCGGTGCCGAAGGCGCCGTAGTAGTTGTAGCCGTTGGCGATCAGGTTGGCGGCCGTGGTCGGGTCGAACACCGAGGGCGTCTGCCCGGCCTGCGCGCGGAAGGCGAGGTCGGTCCGCCCGTTCGGCAGCTCGTAGTCGATGCTGGCGATCGCGCCGCACAGGAAGCTCGCCAGGTTCGGCCCGGTGGCGGCGCCGCCGGGCGCGACGCCAGCGAAGATCGGGGCGACCCCGGCGTAGGGCGTGGTCTTGCACAGGTAGCCGAGGCTGGTGGTCGCCGGGACGTTGGTGGTCGGCGAGGCGTCCTGGTCCCAGGCCGCGTACAGGTAGCGGTTGTTCTGCGTCGAGGTCCAGCCCGCAAACAGCAGCTTCTGGGTGTTGCCGGAGCCGCCGTCGGGGTCGAACATCGTGGTGAAGCTCGCCCAGTTCTGGGTGATGTTGGCGAGTGCGGTCATGAACGCGGCGGGGGTGGCGGCGATTGCGCCCTGGCTGATCACCGCGCCGGTGGCCTGGGTCAAGAACAGCGGGGCGGCGAGCGCGCCGCTGCCGTAGGTGATGGTCGAGGCGATGCCGGTGGTGCCGGAGGTGACCACGAAGGCGTTGGTCACGCTGTCATAGATGACGCCCGGCAGGAAGACCGTGACCGTGGTCGAGGCGAACTGCTGCGCGGTGTTGGTGATGTAGTTGCCGATCCCGCCGCCGCCGCTGCCGAAGGCGGTGACGTAGCTGTCGTCGGTGACGCCGGTGCCGGAGTAGACCTGCGGGAAGCCGATGGCGCCGCTGACGACGGCGGTGACCTCCAGGAACGTCGAGGTGCCGGTCGTCGCGCCCGCGACCGTGGTCGCCTGGCTGGTGACGTAGACGCCGTTGCCGCCGATGGTGCCGGAGGACTGGCTGACGATGGTGGTGCCGCCGGGGATGCCGGAGCCGGTGACGGTGTCGCCGGGGTGCAGCACGCCGACGATGGCGGCGACGGTGAGGTTGGTGCCGCTGCCGGTGCCGGTGAAGGTCGAGCCCTGCGAGGCGGTGACCTGGGCGGTCTGCGCGCCGTCGATCTCCAGCGTCTCGGCGATGAGCGCGGCGGCGCTGGCGAAGCTGGTGGCGGTGCTGAGGTTGACGGTGCCGCTCTTGACCGTGCCGTTGATGGTGAAGCTGAGCGTGCCGTTGAGCGCCTGGATCTGTGCGAGCGTGGTGGCGCCGAGGTTGGCACCGCGCAGGAAGGCGGAGACCGGGGCGGTGTTGTACTGCGCGAACAGCAGGTTGCCCGGCTTGTTGGGCGAGTTGTCGAAGCCGGCGAAGTAGTACAGCGCCTGCTGGTACTCGACCGAGGTCAGGCCGAAGTAGCCGCCGACCGCGGCGGCGTTCGGGAACTGGGCGAAGCTGCCGATCGGGACGCGGTTGACGCTGTTGCTGAGGAACATGCCGTTGAGGTCGAGCTGGCCGCCTCCGGCGGCGAGCACGCTCGGCGTCACGTTGACGATGACGTTAGCGGGAATGGTTGACGTGTCCGCCTCCTATGGCTAGGGGGTTTTGAGCCGCGCGATTTGTCTGTCTTTGAACGAAGGGGACGAGGCAGCGCCTCAAATCACCTGGCTGCCACTGTCCAGGTTAGTGCCGTTGTAAAACAGCAGCCGTTTAAGCGCGCCGCCGCCGCCGGTAACGGTCGTACCGAAGGTGTTGCACGTCCCATCACCGCAGCTTCCGG